GGGCACGGGCAGCCTGCAAGCCAGGGATTCATGTTAAAAACCCATATTTGTGTTGGAATTTTGTCACTAATACTAGACCCCCTCCCCCCTCGGGTGAAAAACATGCCTCATAGATTAAGTCTTGATAGGCGAGTCAGCGGCCGCGTGACCAAGATGCGCCGCATCCTGCACGTTGACACCCAGCACACGCGCCGCAAACTCCTCACCCAGCTGGAGGAGCTGTTCCAAATCAGCAGCAACTACGCCCGGGGCGTCGTCAAGTACGTAGTGGACGAAAAAGGCAAACAGCGCCCCCTAACAGTAGCCGAACGACAAAGCTACACCCGCATCGCCGCCTACACCGCCCAAATCATCGCCTCCATCGCAAAAGGCCTAGACGAACGACAAATCGACAAAGACCTAGACCAGCTGGAAGCCATGCTGAAGAAGACCGGGGCGGATGCGGGCGCGTGTTTGGATGCTGGGAGCCGCCGAGAAAGCCTGGGGGCGCCTGAAAAAAGCTCCCTTGAGCGTTGCTGTGCCTGAGGCGCCTATTTCGCCGTTTTTGCTTTGGGCATGTTTTGCCAGGTTGCCCCTCAAGCAATGTGTCGGCAAGCGCGTTTGGTTCCGCTGCATCGGGACAGGCGGCGAAAACTGTCCACCCTGCTTTTTGCGGTTCCCACGCGCTTCCCGACCTACCTTGACAGCGGCTCCCCAAATTCCCGTTCATGACGCCCAGACTAAACGCAATCAAAATAATCAAAAGCTTGAAAGTGCAAAAATGATGAAGTTGAAAGTTCCCGCAGTCAAAATCTGCCTCAAAGAAAAAAGCGGTCAGGCAAAAGAAGGCTTTACCTTCGCCTGTGAATTCTTCTCAGAAACGCCGCTAAACGCCAACCATAACCAAGGCTGCGATTCCACGCAATTAGACGCTTGCACCGCTCCCATTACAACCTCGTGGAATGGCTCCTTCACACTTAAAAAACGCCAATAAAAGCTAAAGCAAACGGCTACAATGATGCCAATATGAAACGGTGAATTTAGCAAGTATATCAAGTGAAGCCGTAAACCGTCACTGTTGGTTGAGGTTTCGTTATCCAGGCTTGCTCTCGAGCCGATGTCCGAGTTGAATCAACCATTGGTTCATTCAGACATTTAAACCAATGGCTTTTTGTTTTCTGAACTGGACGAATGAAATTGTTTGCTCTTCCTATGTGAAAGCACCAAGGTAACGCCCAAAACAATGACTGCCGTGCTTAGTACTATTATAGCGATTTTCTCCCAATCAAGACCCAGAAACGCTCCTGATTGCTGGCTTGTTTCTGTTGGGTTTATTGAAGGCGAATTGGAGGGGTTTGCGGCTGTCGATGAAGGAGATGAGCTAGGACTCGGTATAGTGTAGTTACCCGCATGCTGTATTGACTGGGGATTTGTCCAACCGCTTGTTTTGCCGACAAAACCATTGTCTGCTGTGTAGTATCCTATGGCTGCTTCGACTTGGAAATCCGTTTCACTGCCGATGGGAATGTCTATTGCATTCAAACCTGCTTGGTAATTTCCCTTGAAATCAAAGGGAATAGCTGTGTATTCGCTGTCACTTTGAGTTAATCTGAAGTAGTTGGGGAGAATTATCCAAGAGTTATTGCTAGGCTCTTTCCATCTTATGTTATAAAACAACTGTATACTGTTCCCACTTGATTCATTATAGGGAACAAAAGGTTGATTCATAATGTTCACCCAAACTTCTTCATCTACTACAGTGTATCCTGCCTTAGTAATCACTGCTTTCCCGGTCGAGGGGTCTACTCCATAAACCGGCGGTATGTTGACAGAAAAGATTTGGTATTTTACTCCAAAGTCTGGCGCAGAGGGGGTAGTAACCCCAGTTTGCGCACATACAGTTCTGACCACCGTTAAACTTAGGCTTGAAACAAGCATAATAAAAATCAGAATTAATGTGAAACTCTTACCAATAATTCCCATAACAATTAGGAATAAATGGTTTTTCATATAAAAGTTATGATAAATTGCTTTGCAGTTTTATACGTAGAAAGTGCAAAGCAAATGTTTTCTAACGTAATCAGGGGTGACTTTTAGGTTGCTTCAATTCCCGCTTTGGTCCTGGGCAGTTTTGATCTGCGCCAGAAAACGACGACTGCTGCTATCAACCCGAAAATCACCGCCAGCAGGACACCGATAACAACTGAAAGGCTGGTCTGGCTGAGCGTTGAATTTCCATTTTTGCTTTGGGTTGAGGTTGACGTTGGCGGGTTCGTGGTTGTGGGTTGGCTGGGTTGGCTGGTCGTTTGGGGATTAGGCGTCGGTATGGGCGCGTTCGGGTTAGGCGCTGCCTGCGTGTTTGGCGAGGTTAAGATCGGCGTAAAGGTTACCGTGCCCACGTTGAAGTTGTCTTTATGGTCGTAGATCGTCTGGTTGATTACTGAGAGGTCAGTTGTTCCCCACCAATTATTCGCGGCATTAACGTTAGGTGCGGTCGAGCTGTAATTGCCCTGTTGCCCCAAGTAAATGTTGTACTTGCTGTTCTGTTCAAAGTTGTTGTAGGCTATGGTGGGGACAGGGGAGCCGCTTGAGTCGTAAATGTTTATTCCGATAGTGCAGGCGGCGATAGTGTTGTTTTCGATAACTGGGTTTGTTTCGCCGTAAATTGTTATGCCGCCATATTGAATAAGGTTGTTCTCAACACAAGGCGACCCAGCGCTCAGGACAACTAAGCCGTCGCTGATGAAATTGTTCTCAATCACAGGCGACCCTGCGCTTACCGACAAATCTCCAGTGACATGATTCCCGTAAAATAACGCAGAATTTTGACCCTCAAAATTGACGGCAGGAAGTTCTGTTGGGTAACCTCCAGATTCAGCAGTAATTGTATTATTCGAAATGATAGGGGAGCCAGCTTCGATGTCCATTTCAGTTACGATTACATTGTTGGAGATTATGGGCGAGCCGCCAGAAACACCAATAGTGAGCATATTGTTATTATCTATTTTCGGGGATGCGTTGTCTGTTCCAACTGCATGCTCACCTGCAGTATATTGCAATATGGAGCCAGAGGAAGATTGAGAGTTCCATCTCTGACTTGACGACCCAAAGCCTATGTTGACGTTTCCAAATTCAATTAAATCCTTGTCGGTTCCTTCGGCATGCAACGTGCCATTTACATTAAGTGTATGGAGACGAGAATCGTCTGGCGCAATGTATGAGTCGACACCGACAAATTGGTACACTTCGGTGCCTGGTTCAATGGTCAATGTGACACCGCTCGCTACTGTTACATCCCCTGTGAAGTTGTAGGGGTTATTTGAGGGCGTCCAAGTTGTGTCTTGGCTAATTATGCCACTGACGTTTGTGCATTTCTGGGCATTGCCGATAGGCACATTGCCGATAAAGATGAGCCCAAGAACCACAATAGTCAGCATTAAGAGTGTGTAGGCGGGTTTTCGCAATCTGTATCTCTCTTATTGGGAGTAAGCGGTTGTTTAAATAAAAGACTTGCGAATTTTTGGGGTTTTGGAAGTAGGAGGCGGTTTTAGGTGAAGCAGCTTCAGCGTTCGCGGTTGCGGCGGATGGTGGGGTGCTGCCAGGAAAGTCAGGAGGCACCTGAAAAAGCGTTCTCCCGCCTAATTGTGCCTGAAGACCCGGTTCTTTTCTCCCAAGAATTTTTCGGGTTTCAGGTCTTACCTTACCAGGCTGGCCTTCTCCGGGATCGGGCAAAACGCGTCGTGGTACGGTGGAGCAGGCAAGCAGGCAAAACCACCTGCATCGCGCTGCGCGCGATTTGGTTCGCATGCGCCTACCCGAAGACGTTGACCCTGATTGTGGCTCCCACCCTCCGCCAAAGCATGATTATGAGCGACCGCATCCAAGACTTCCTCGCGGCTCTGCCACAGGAAAAACGCGCGGCGCTCGTCGGCAAGATGCAGCGCACAACCATCCGCTTCAGAAACGGCAGCAAAATCGTCGCCTTACCTAACAGCCCGCAGCTTCTTCGGGGTTATGCGGCGCATCAAATTATAACGGATGAAACTGCCTTCTTTAAGGATGACAAGTTGGTCTTCTACAACGTTCTCTACCCCATGCTGAGCACGACGGACGGCACCTTGGTTGCGAGCAGCACGCCTTGGAGCAAGGACAGCGTCTACTACCGCATGTGCCAAGCAAGCGAATTCAGCAAGCACACCATAACCTGCGAAGAAGTCGTCAAAGCCGGCTTAATCAAGCAGGGCTTCATCGACGAGATGCGGAGCCAACTGCCGATCGACCGTTTCCAACGCGAGTTCATGGCTGAGTTCGTGGAAGACATAGACGCGTGGCTAACCCAGAGCCTCATCGTCAGCTGCATTGATAGTCAGCTTGCCCCCCACGATTTCATGGCCCAACCCACGGGAGAATTCTTCGTCGGCGTCGACTTGGGAAAAGAGCAGGATTTCAGCGTCGTGCTGGTCATGGAAAAGCTGGGTTCCCAATTGCGGGTTGTTCACGTTCATCGCTTTCCCCTTCACTCGGAGTACGCCAGCGTCATCGGCTACGTCAAGAGCCTGCAGGACCGCTGGAGAACCATCCGCAGCGTCTACACGGACGTCACCGGCGTGGGAAATTATGTGACCGAGGACATGGTCCGCAGCGGCATCCAAGGCGTCACAGGCGTCACCTTCACCGTGCAGTCCAAGGAGGAGATGGCGACGATCCTTCGGGAAAAAATGCGAAACGGCGAAGTAAAAATCCCCTACGTCCCCGCCAAAAGGCTCGACGACGTGGACTTGACGGCTGAACTCAACGTTGAAAAATTCATGCTTATGAAAACTGGGCACCTGCGGTTTAGCCACCCCGACGGAGGACACGACGACGTATTCTGGAGCATGGCACTCGCTTGCCTGAGCGCGGTGCAGTCGCCGCTGCCGGGAAAAGGAGCAGCAATGCTACCACACTAAGCGGATTTCAAAGTTATGGTAATTTGAGGTGCATCAAAATATGAGTTTTGTTGCTGAAAAAATCAGCGAGAGCTTCCAAAAGCTGCAGGCGCGGCTGGGCTTTAAAGCGGAGAGGCAGGTGCCGCCCAACGTTAGCAAGCGCCAGATTGAGGAGGAGGTGCCTCTTAGCTGGAAGAAGGATGAGATGCTCTACGGGTACGTTAACCGCTATTTGCTTAAGGGTTCGGGCGCTGGCTTTGTAACTTCTCCTTATGACTCGTATTGGGATCGCATTTGGGGAGCAACGCCGATTGAGGATTTGCCCAAGTACAAGGACCTGTACACTTTCACCCCGTACATCAAGGCAGCCGTCGACGTCACCGTGAACTTGGCAATCAGCAACGGGTTCGAACTCAACGGCGGCGACAACGCGGTCCGCGAGTGGCTCACCGACTGGCTGGACGAACAAAACATCCTGCGCATCCTGCGCATCGCAGCAACGGACATGCTTGTCTTCGGCAACGCTTATCTGGAGATTTGCCGGGACGAAACCAGCGGCGAAGTCACCTGGCTAAAACCCCTCGACCCAGTTTACATGCGCCCCAGACGCGACGCCTACGGCAACGTCTTCGGCTACATCCAGCTTCTAACCGTGCCGCCCGTGGTTTTCACGGCTCAAGACATGGTGCATTTCATGTGGGGTGCCAAAAGCTGGTGGTACGAATGGTCTTACGGCACGAGCCTGTTGCGTCCGCTGCTCAAAACCCAGGCGCTGATCGACCAGTTCGAGGATGACATGGCGGTTATCTGCCACACCTACAGCAAGCCGATGCTCATCGTAAAAGCGGGCACGGCGGAGCGGCCTTTCAGCGACGCGCAGATCCAGACACTTATGGAAGCCTTCCGAGACCGCAAAGCAGCCACCGACGTTTTCGTCCGCGGAGACGTCACCGTCGACGTGCTTCCAAGCCTGACTAAAGACGTCAACGTCCAATTCTGGCTTGACTACCTCTACAAGCAGCGCGAGGCGGTTCTTGGCGTTCCGAAGATATTTTTAGGAGAAAGTCAGGGAACCAACCGTGCCACAGCCGACGTCGTAATGCAGGAGTACGTTACCCGCCTTCGGATGCTTCAGGAAATCGTGGGCGACGTTTTGGAAACGGTTCTGTTCAAGCAGCTGGTCAAGGATGAGTTCGGCGAAGGCGTCGAAATCCCCAAGGTCCAGTGGCGACCGATCTGGGAAGCAACGGTGGAGGACAAAGCCAAATTCGTCAGCGACCTGGTGCAGAACGGCATCATAACCGTGGCGGAAGCGCGCATGCAACTCGGGTACCCAGCGGAGCCGGAGGATCAGGGGCTGCCGCAACTGTTGCCCAAGCCGAAAAGCGAGGGCGAAAAAATCGTGCAGAAAACCGTCAAAGGCGTCATGGAGCAGCTAAACGAAAAAGAGGCGAGGGGCGAGTAGCATGCCGGGCTGGAGGAAGGCGCATCTGTTCGGCGTTACAACTGGCTAAAAAATAGTGCAGAAAAATTTTGAAGGTGTGATGACCATATTGATTGGATAAAATTAGGAAAAGCTAATAAAAGCAGTTCGTTCACTTCTATTGAGACTGAGGGATCAATTTAATGTCTGAAACCGAGCCTTTAGAAGCTCAACCTATTGAACTGTCTCTTAATGCTATGTGGATGTTGCAGCCCGATTATAGGGGTGTAAGGCAATCGTTGGAAGCCAAGGGTTACACCCTAGTCCAGCAGCTTCAAGGCCCCCAAATCATAATAGCCAAAAAAGGGACAATTGACATTTTTGTAAATCTTGAAAGACGAGTTCTTGGAATTGAAAGCGAAACATCATTGAAAGATATCCTTCTCGCGTTTGGTGATTTGGAAAAAACATATCAAGAAATCGGTATGGAACCTTCTAATCTGATATTCCTTGAGTTTTTAGGTAGCTACATCCTAAATTCAAAAAACAGTCCACTCGATAAAATCAACTCTCTAAGAGTTCAGGATAAGATGCTGGACAAAATTGGTTCAATACTGGAAAAAGAACTCGCACCTTTAAACTTGAGTTTAACTGTAAAAGGATCGAATCCAACTTCAACAAATTGGCTAAATTTGATAATTGAACCGCTTTATCCAAGCCCAAACAAGAGCTATATAATAAAGGTTGTTTTTAGAGGAACTACTCAAGAAGTAGTGGATTTCGCCAAGACTATTGAAAAAAGAATTCCTCGAATTATCGAACAAATTGAAGGCTCTTAATATGAGTGCAACGTCACAAATGCTTTTTGATTTGAACATAGATTCTGAAGCAAATGTCCTCGTTGAGGGCACGCGCCTAAATGGAGCGACAAACCACTTTCAAAGACTTACCGAAATGTTTAAGGCGCGTGAAGAGAAAGAAATACCTAACAACATTTTTTTTGAAACTCAAAGTACTCCAACCGGAACAGTAAAACTTCAAGGGCTTTCAATTGGCGTCGCGACAAAAGGTGACCTCATGTTACCGACACTTTCAGATACCTTAAAATTCGAAATTACAAACACGGCAGATACCTTCATTGTCCACCAAAAGAGCGCTGTTAAATACAAAAAAGAAATATTACTTGTTGCAAAGCGTATTTCTAGTTTTCTAACAGCTAGAAAAATTCCCGCAGATGTTTGCGTGGATCTCTTCACAGATCCCGAGTATAGTGATTGGGTCGAACCAAAAGTAGAGATTAGAGTAAGCAAGGATCAAGTGTCAGAGACCTATGACTTATTTGACGAGCTATTAACATGCGCTTTTTCTGGTATAACCCAGAAAACGCTAAAACGACTATCTGTTACAATTGATAGCAGGTAAGGCATTTGATAACTCCTGATCGATTCCTCCTTCTCGCAAAACGGATGGTCTCAAACCCGGGAATTCCTGAAGAGGAGGCTCGCTCGGCCATAAGCAGAGCTTACTATTCCTTATATCATGAAACACTACAGTTAGTAATTAAGAAATATTCATTAGACCTGATCAGAGAAATTGAGCGACAATATGGCCGGCAACTTACCATTCAAGAAAGGGCTAAGTTAAATTCGTTGGACCCTGATTTTCTATGCCGAATAAACTTTCATCGAATCCTTCCTGTTGTAATGCGAAATATGCAGAAACCGATTATTGCAAGTAAATTCATGAATTTTAGGGAAAAGAGGAATCAAGCCGATTATGATTTGAAATTAACTACTGCTCAATCGGATGCAATTACAATAGTCACCAATATTGACAAATTCGTTGTTGTAGTAAAAACCATGTAAAGCATTTGTATTGCAAAGTAATTTCCTTAAGCATTCGATTTTAAAAGTTTCTCAGAATGGAAACTAAAGGTTACTATGCTTTATTAATATGAACTGATGGGAAGAAGATATTATGCCTGGTTTGGAAGAAGCAATAAATGTTTGGCGTTACCGCGTGGCTGACCCTGACAAGTTTGAAAAGTTCCGCGTGAAGGAGCTGGGCAAAGGCGTCAAAATAACGCTTGGAAAAGTCAAGGGGTCGCAAAGGTGGGAAATCCAAAATTACATGTTCGAAAAAACCACTTTTAAGGATGCCCATTCCGTGCGGAAATGGCTTGACGGGCATTTAAAAGCTGAAATCCGAACGCTTCTTGACTTCAAAGCTTGGGACGAGTGGCGCCGCAGATTTGTGAATGCGTACATGCAAATCTCAAACGTCGAATAAGCCGTCAAAAGTATCGAATTATCAAAGTGGTGTTTTGGATGAGACAACAGAATAAACAAACCAGAAAAGCCGCCGCGAAGGCGCAGCCCAGTTTGCTTGGGGATTGGCAGAGCTTCCGCGCTTTGCAGGAAGCAGTCTACACGGCTCAGGGCAAACAAGTACCCGCGTTTGATTTCCAAAGTTGAAGGCAAGGTGATTTGGATGGAACTTCGTTATTTTGTGCCTTTTAAGGCTCAGGACGGCGTCAACGCCCAGTACGCGCTGCGCGAGAAGCTTGTCAACATTGAAGGCGTAGCCATCGATACGAGCGTGAACGCCAACAAATGGCAGGTTCCCCAGCAGGACCTAGAGTACGTAGCGTCCAGCCTGGCGGGGGCACAGCTCAGGGTTGACCACGCCGAAAGCGCCCTGATGGTTGTTGGCAAGGTTTCAGAGGCGAAGCGGGACGGCGACCGCGTGCTCTTCCGCGCTGAGGTCGGCGAGGAACGCTTGATTGAGAAGATTCTTCGCGGCTACGTGACCCATGTGAGCATTCAGGTGGACAGCGACGACGTGGAGTGCAGCAAATGCAAGCGGCCAACCCGTAAGGAAGGCATGCTCGTTCACCTGTGCCCGGGCGCCTGGGAAATCATCCATCGACCCAAAGTCCGCGAGCTCAGCGTCGTGGCAAGCCCGGCGTACAAGGAAACGGCGTTTCAACCTGTCGGCTTCTTCGCCGCAATGAACCGCGACCAATGGGACGCCATCGTCAAAGCCGTCGCGGATTCACAGTTATCAGAAAATGATAACGAGGATGTGGGTTCTAGGCATAGGCCGCAAGAACCTGAAAGCAAATTGTTTGCAAGAGAGGTGAGGCACTTGTCTGAACATAACAGTCAGATGGGCGCTTCTCCACATAAGGCACAGGGCGTAGTTAACGTGGCGCCAGACGAAGAGGAGCCGAAGCAGGTAACGTACGAAGATTTCATGCAGCAGCTACAAGACCTCGAAAAGCAAATAACCAACTCAAGCACTTCGGAAGCCGACGTTGAAGCTCTCAAAAAGAAAGTCTCTGAGCTTGAAGACGCAGTGGCGAAAAAAGCCACCAAACGCAGTTTAAGCCGCAAAATAAGCGAGCTTTCAAAGCAGCTTCAGCAACCCCAACAGGACGGCGAAGACGAGGGCGACAAGCAGGAAACCCAATCCAACTCGGCGAGACACGCAAGCGGCAAAGGCATAGTGGCAGCGGACGAGATGCAGCGCGATGCACTTGGCAATTACGACTGGTTCAAAGACCTCCTCAAAGCACACAAGAAACTCACAGGTTTCCATTAAAGGTGAATTTGCATGTCTTTAGAAGGAACAACCGCGCTTGTAAGTGACCGCTACCTAATCAGCGCGCAAGTTGACACGGGAGCAACCGTCACAGCAGGCCAAGTTGTCTACATAAGCAACCCAGGCTTCATCCCAGCGGTAAAACCAACAGATGGCATACGCAAAGACGTCATCGGCGTGGCATTGACAGGCGGCGCAGCAGGCAAAACAATAACGGTTATCTGCAGAGGCTTAGTGCGGGTCACGGCTTCAGGAAGCATCTCGACGGCGCAGAGGATAGCAAGCGACGCAAGCGGGCAAGTTCAGGGTGTCGCCGCAATGGCGGCTCCCGCATCAGACACCTACACGACCGCTGCCATGCAGGCGCAGCTTGACAAAACTGAGCAATGGATCGGCAGGGCAATAACGGCTTCGTCAACGGCTGGCACCGTCATCTACGCCTTGATCTACTGCATACCCTAAGCAAAGGTGACTTCACATGAGTTTCGTTAGAGACGCATTAACTTTCGTTGACACAGGAGGCGTTGCTTACCCCGCGCTTCACCGCAAAATCATCGAGCTATGCATGCCCGCACTTGTCGTCAAGAAATTGCTGGCTGAGTTTCCGCTGGTCGCTGGCAAAACAGCTACTTTCGTTAAGGAAAACGGCAGCCGCTCAGCTGCGATAAGCCAGGTTGGCGAGGGCGCTGAGATTCAGATGGACTTCACGCCTTATACCACGATCACAATTACGCCGTACAAGAAGGGTCTGCGCGAACGCATCAGCCGGGAAAACATCGAGGACCTTTACATTCCAGTGATTGAGAATCAACTGCGACGCTTAGCACGACGCATGGCTTACACCATCGACAGCGACTGCATGACCGTTCTCGACTCCGCCGCAGCGACGTCTACTCCTGCAACGGGCAAAAGCTTAGGCGCCACGGGATCCGAGTTCACCATAACCGGTGGGCTTGGCACCAAAGACATCTTGGCTGGCAAAGCAGCGATCGAGGGCAAAAACTTCATTCCCGACAGCATCCTGCTTAACCCAATCAACGCCAGAGACGTCATGTATCTTCCCCAGTTTTCGCTGTACGCACAGTACGGCGAGCAGCCGGGAGCAATGCAGAACGGCGTGATCGGCTCAATCTACGGCATGTCACTGTACATAAGCAACACTGTTCCAGCGGGAAACGCGTACATATTGAGCACTGGGCCGAACCTGTCGGCGGCGTATTCACCTTTGGGCTTTTTCGTTAAGGTTGCCGCCTAAGCAGCCGCGAAGTAAAACGCCCCTTGATGAGCGACGTTGAAATAAAACAGGAGTTCGACTCTGTCGACGTGACTTTGACAACCCGCTACAGCCCCGTGGTAGTCTGTGGAGAAGCAATCTGCAAAGTGACTGGACTCAACACGAGTTAAACACAACTTTTGAAAAGAGCAAAAAAACTTCTTGCCCCTGTCTTTTAAGTTAGGGTCCGTAAAGCCGGCTTTCAAAATCATCTCGCAATTTTGCTTGGCCATGCGCTGGGCAGTGTGAAAGGGTGATTTAAACATGGAAAAAGCATTTGGACATGAAAAAGTGAGCGTAGCTGCACATGCAGCAGCAAGCGAGAAAGCCGCGTGGATGGCGCGTTGGACGATACAAAAGTTCGTCGGCGACTTTCCAGGGATGACTCCGCGGGAAATCATGGATTCAGGCGTTAAACCTTATGAGTCCTTGGAGTTAGAGGGCAACTGTCTGCTGAACTGCGGAATCAACAGCATCATCTGGAAGGCCGTGAACGGCGGGTTAACGTCCCCGTTGAACGCTACTTACGGCTGCATAGGCGTGGGCGACTCGACGACGGCGGCGTCGGCAAGTCAAACGGGGCTGCAGGCAAGCAGCAATTACCTCTGGGTTGTTGCGACAAGCGTCACGGTTGGTTCAAGCCAGCAGATGGTTGTCGTAGCCAACTTCAGCTCAGGCCAAGCCAACTACGTTTGGAACGAGATCTGCGCTGGTGTGGCTCCGTCTGGGCTGCCTAGTGCCTCAGCTGCTCCGCCAGGTTCAGGGACGGCTTTGAATCGTTTGGTGTCAACCATGGGCACGAAAGCAAGCGGTACCACGTGGACTGCGACGTTGACGGTTTCGCTGCAATAGGTGTATGGGCATGGTTAACGTTGGGGATACTTACACTTACAGCGCAACTATTAGCAACGGAGCAAGCCTTAGTCTTCAGCAATCAAGTACTCAATGCGTGGTAATTCACAACATCTGCTATGCAGGTGCAGTGGAGTTACACGCAACTGATGGTACGAATGATGTGAAGGTTGATATGGATTCTTCTAACGGCGGCTGGCTGAACTTTGCTTTTCACTGCAGCGCGAGCTATTGGTACTACGTGAAGAACACGAGCGGCGGAAACCTCGTAATTACCGCTGACGGGATCTATACTCATACTTGAGGTGACCGAGGTTGACAAACGTTGAACAGGGTAACGCATGTATCTACGCGAAAATTCAGCTTGCGCAGAACTTAGGGATTTCCGCGAGTGGCTCAGATCAGGTTAACGCAGCAGTTAATCAAACTCAGGATCCTAATGGCTTGTGGAGTGCCGTCGGCTGGTTTTATGATGAGCCGTCGGGAGTCTTGACTGTGTACTTTAATGCTGTTCCTTCTGACGATGGCGCGCAATTACTTACGAACATCCAGGGCATCTACTCAACCGCGGCGTTCGTGACCTAGTAATGACAAGGCTTACTCCCCGTACTTCAACGCTTCACACGTTGACCATAACAATGCAGGCTGCACAAGAAACGTTGCAAGGCACGCCGACTACGCTGCCAACTTCTGAGCCTGGCGCCGGGAGCGAGCAGGTTAGCTATACGGTGGTGTCTGGCGATTTGCCGACGTTCAGTGGTTCAGTGCCGATTGCGCAGACTTGGATTGCTGATGTTATTGCTGCTGGAAAAGCTGTAACCGCAGCAACTATTTCGTGGCGAATGAAGAAAAACGGCTCTAATGTTGCTACGGGAACTCAGGCTGTTGCTGCTAACACATTCTACACCGTAAATGCCTACTTTGTTGGCGTAGCGGTTGGCGATGTCTTGACGATTTCTCTTTGGAGCAACCAGACAGACAGCAATTGGGATTACAATGCTTATCAAATTCACTATGATAGGTTAATTCCAGAAAACCCGAATAAGCTCTACGTGTACAACTTAACGTACACTCTTTTTACGCCTAATGCAAACCTTCCCACATTAGTTAAAGGCAATCCTGCTTCAACAGGTACGCAATATCCAAATTTCAATGTTGGAAATTCAGGTTTTGCTGTGCCAATATCAAGTTCGCAAAACGTGGGTGCGTTGCTGGTAAGCTCGATTTATGGACTAGTCAGAATGTATTATGGCGAACAAGCTGGAGTTAACACGGCTATCGTCAACACAAGCGCAACATATCGCCCATATTACTACCAAGACTATCACTGGGTCAGCACAATAGGTTGGCGTTATTTGGATAGAGCTTTAAAGTAGGAGTTGCGAGTGTTGTCTGTCGCTGTCACCGAGTACGGTGAAATCGTTTCTAACGGGCTTACTGAGTATGGCGAAGTTGTTTTCGGCAGTAAGTTAACAGAGTTCGGCGAAATATTTTTTCAAGGAATTCATGTTATTTCAGCCTCGGAAAGTGGTGTCGGCTCAGACGTTGCAAGTTTAGCTGCTTCGGTTCCAGCAGTTGAATCTGGACAGGGCGCAGATGCTGCCGGGCTTCAAGCAGCAATTCCCGGAAGCGACGTTGGAACGGCTTTTGAGTCTTCAACAGTTCAAGCGACCGTATCCGCAGCTGAATCAGGCTTAAGCTTAGATTCAGTTACTTTGCACGCCTTGATCTCTCTTCTTGAGTCAGGTGTAGGTGCTGATTCAGCCACAGTTCATACTTTTCTTAGTCTGCTCGAAACAGCCGTAGGCTTTGATGCAGCAACTGTTCAGGCGTTAGTTAGCGCTTTAGATTCTGGCGTAGTTGTGGATTCTGCTGGGGTGTCAGCTTTCTTGAGCGTTTTTGATTCTGGTTTAGGTGTTGATAGAGCCAAGGCTGGTCAGTTGTTTGTTCGTTTGGTCAACCTTGTGGGTGACGGTGCGCCTGTAACTTTGCGGGTTGAGGGCAGCCAGGTTGTGTTGCGCGGTGACGGTGCACATGTCAAGGCAGAGTAATTGAGGAATGAGATTATGTCAACTGTTTTCAGGATGAATACGGGTGATTTGCAGCCGAGCCTGCAGGCTACCCTTTTGAACCCAGACAACACTCCTGCAGACTTAACTGGGGCAAGCGTCGTCTTTACCATGATGCAGCAAGGTGCAGTTCTGTTCAGTAATCCAGCGACGATTGTTGACGCGGTTAACGGGGTGGTTCTTTACTGTTGGCTCCCTGGCAACACAGATTATTATGGCAGCTGCGTCGGCGTTTTCGTCGTCACGTACCCGTCTGGGTTGACGCGGACGTTCCCCGTTGGCGCCCAGTTAAACATTGTTTTTCCCCCGCAGTACCCGCAGTTTACCACGCTTGGCGAGGTCATAAGCCGCTTGAACGTCACGGGACCAGACAGCAACGACAACTTCACCGTTTTCGGTCTTGCGATTTCTGCCGACAGCGTGCAGGCTCACGTGGACTACGCGAACAAGTACCTTTACTCTCTCGTGCCAAGTTTAACGCCCACGGATTCGCTTTATGTCAACGCGCAGTTAGCCGCATTGGACATTGCTTGCCTGGGCGTTCTAGTGACAAGCGTCGGGGGCAGCCTCGTCGGGGCGTACGACTATTTCCTCGGCGACATGCGTGTGGCACGCGCGGGGCCTTACGCTTCCGCGATCAAGGCTGCGATTGACGGCTACCGCAGCAGCGCGATAGCTAACTTGGCGAACGTGGCAGCGGTTGTTTCTGCGGCTGAGGCTTCTGCGGCTGGGAAAGTGCCAAGGTACAGGGGTGGGTTGGTTTCGCCATGAGTTATGGAAAAGTGCTGACAAAAGGAAATTACATCTTGGCTAAAGTGAACGGGGTCAAGATGGTTCTTTCAAGCGGTGAACTGGGGCAGCTTATCTGCGATGGGTATGATGTAGAAGTTGTAACGTCAACTTGAAGAAAACTTTTTGTTAGTCGACTAGGTGTGCTGTGCCGTCGGGACAGTAGACCTTCTCGCCTGTTTCAACTTTCGCGTAGCGTCTCTTGCACTCGAAGAGTTGAAGCTCGCATCCATCACAATCACGAGATAGCATCTTGTCACCTCTCTTCCTTTAACAAGTTCCGAAGTAGCGTACGGAACAGAGAAATAAGGATTTTGTTCATAGTCTATAGCCACTTCTTTGGTACACTAACAGCAGGGAGTTGTTTTTACCATGTCTACACCAAGCGACACGTTCGCAGAGAAAATTAGCAACCTGTTGCAGCAGAACTGGGACAGCGACAGCACAGGCATTCAGATGACTGACGTGTTCTGGAGCCACGACAAATTCGACACTATGAGCCAGGTTGAACAGGTCAGCCAAAAAGCCATTGTTTCAACGTATAACCCTCAGAACCCAGTTGCTGTCGAGGTGCTTACCCCCCAGACCAACTTTATTCATGAAACAATCGTGGTCGACGTTATCCTCCATGTTGCAATTCTCGGGGGAACCGACAGCTGCATTGCTCTGCGTGAATCCGTGCGACAGTTTATCCTTAAGATTTTGCATGCTCATCAAACGCTTTTGCCTGGAGCCAACCTCATGAATGTGGAAGGCGAGTATGTGCGTGGTGAGCTGCCGCAGATTCAGCGTGAGACTTTCAAGGTGGCTGTAAGCTTCTTCGACGTTTCACCGGCTTGAATATACAAAACAAATCTGTTTTCTCCCGACAGCGTTGACTGCGCAAAAATTATATACAAAATGCTTGAAATAGAGCAAGTGGGAGAGCGATAAGTTGGGTTTATACAAGGTTGTTTTCAAAAAGTGTCCGCAATGCGGCGGCCGTCTTAAACAGGGAATGCCTCGGATTGGTCCAGAAAAAGTCGTGTGCGGGCACTGCCACGCAGAAATCAGTACAGGATTGAAACCCTGGTCGAGTTTCACAACTGAACAGAAGCTGTGGAAGGGGTTCTGGGAGCTCATTGCGCCGTCCTACTTCGGCAGCTACTTTTCCGTCGCGGGGTTGATTGCCCTAGTTGTGAACGCCGTGTTGGTGTTGCTGCCTTTGATTGCCATACTGGAATTAGCCTTGTCTGCTGGCTCCATTGACGCCTCGGCAATCGGTCTTGCTGTTGGGATGTTCATAGTCGGCGCGTTGTACGTCTATTATTTACCGCTGAAGCATCTGCGGACGGAGATCGAAATTTCCGAGAGAAGCGACCCCAATAATCTTGCTGTTTGGCATGTCGGCGAAACCAGAGATTACCTGCAAATCGTGTGGTACGGGACGATAGCAGCCATCGTTTTTGTAGCTATAATTGCGGTTGCAGCCGCGTTGCTAGGCGGATTGGGCTAAGAAACAATGGTTCGGTTACCCTCAGCTTCGTTGGGGAAGCCATCAAGCGACCGTCATCATTCCCGTTTACCTAATTTTCACCATTAATACGAACCCCTTTTCGTCCTTAGTTCTTTGCGGGATGTCTAGCTAGTTAGCCCAGTCGCCATTGAATTTGACGCAAGTTTAGTTCTTCAGTTTTGGGTGAAAAAGTGTGAGCGTAAATATTGAGGTTTCAATTCAGCAAGGGATCACGGCTGCTCTGGAAAACTATGTTGAGCAGTACCCTGAGGCTGTAGCATCCGCGATGAGGACGGTTGCTGACCGCGTGCTTGAGACAAGCAGTGTTCTTGTGCCTGTGCGGACGGGTTTCCTTAAGTCAACGCTTGGTTATCGGCAAGACAGCAGTTTCCAGGTGACTTTTTTTGCGGCAGCTTCTTACGCTTCTTATGTCGAGTTTGGGACTTCGCGCATGTCTGCTCGGCTGTTTCTTACGCGGTCGATTCAGCAGCATGAAGGGGAACTTCCGCAGGAAGTGCTGTCTGCCCTGGTTCAGTTGCGCGATAATTTCTTTATTGTCTGATGGTCATGGGAGGTGAATTAAGCTATGAGCAGCAATTTTCTTTCTGTTGGCATGAACGGCGTGGTCCAAGTTAACGGAGTCGCCGTGGCGAACCTGAAGAACGCTAGTTTCAGCATAAAAAACGACAGTGTCGAAGAGTACGCTTGCGGAGGAACAAACCCGAATCAACCCGTGCTTTTGGCGGCGACGAATCAGCATGCAGAAATCAAAGCGGAACAGCTCTGGACAGACAACAATGTGCTGACGCTTGCGCAGACGCCTGGAACTGCCATTACCATAATCGTCGGGCCGAAGGGCACAGCAACAGGCAACCCCAAATACACTTTCAGCAACGCAGTCATCACACAGTTGGATCTTAAGTGGGATCAGAAAAGCGCAACCAGCAACAGCTTCAGCGCCAAAGGCATCTTATCTGCGGTGGGAACGTTCTCGTAAGGGAGCAGATTTTCCATGTTTGTTGTTTCCCCTTTTTAGGGTAATTTGCTTGTATTAGGAGGTTAAAGTTTGAGTGAAGAGGAATTTGATCAAGAAGGCTTTGAACGGTTAAAAAAAGACTATTTGGAATACGAAGCTCGCATGCGTGAACGCTTGGGCAAGTTTAACATCAATGAGGTTTTAAGGCAAGCAAAGGATTTGCGTTCTGTTTTCGTTGAAGGCCTCGGCGTGGTTCGTTACGTGCTCTTGTCCGAAGCCGACATCAGCGAAATTGCAAAGAAGTTCCCAGACGACGCTCGTGAACGGAACTTGCAGGCTTTGTTCAGGTCTTTGGCTGCTGTGGACCCCGAGATAACGCTTGAAAAGCTAAGAGCCCTGCCTTACGATGTCAGTCGCGTGTTGCAGGAGACGGTTTTGAACGCGAGTTTTTTGCCTCAGCGGAAGACGTCCAAGTCTGGCTCGACAGCAGCGGCGAACTTCAAAGCCTCATCCTGATCTGCCACTACTACCCCGCCTACGACTTGGAGAAAGCTGGAAAACTAAGTCGTCTCCAAATTCAGGTTCTCGCGGAAGGTGTAAGGTTAATCCGTCAACTTGGCAATCCGTGAAAAAGCACAGTGGGCAGCTCGTCTCGCCTTTTTGTATGTCGCAGAAGTAATTGGCAAAACCTTAAGAGTTACCATCATCAAATCATGGCTGAAAACTGAGGTCAATAGAGTTGCAGAAAGTTCGCGTTATCCTGACTTTAATTACAATAGGTTGCATTTTAGGTCCTGTTGGTGCTGTGTTAGTTATGTACCATACCAATTTGGTCCAACTGGTCATCCCTTCTCAACTTCAGAACTTGATTAGTTCCAATAACAACGGGAACAATAACAATAACAACAATAATAATAACAACAATAACAACAACAATAATAACAATAATAATAACAACAATAACAACGGCAACGGGAACCCCAGCAACAGTAACAACCCAAATGGCAACAACAATAACAACGGAAACATCCTGAGCAATTCGGGAAACGTGATAAGCAATAGTCCCCTTGTTAACAACCCAACAAGCAGTTTCGGAGGCTCTGGGCAGTTCGACGTTACCGCTCAAATCAACGGAAACCAAGTTTCGGACGAAATGACGGCGAACATCAACTGTCCCCTCAACCAAAACGGGAACAACATCCAGATAAGTTTAGACTTGACCCCGACGAATGTCCCTAACGATCTTGAGCCGCTGTTCAGCACAAACAACGATTACACCTTTAACTTTGCTGGAACGACAAGCAGCTCATCTTCCGGCACTCAGATATCGGCGAACGATCAGGGAGGCCTCAACCCCGGATCAATCCCATTTAACATTAACCTTTCTGGATCAATTGATCAGGCTCAGGATACATTCACGTTCACATTAGCTACTGCCTCGGGAGGAAACCCGCAGGTATTCATCACCACTCCTCAAGCGATAAGCTTGTACGTTAACAATAACAACAACGGCAACCCGAGCAACACTAGCTCTCCAAGCAGCAGCCCTAACGGAAATAACAACAATTCGAACGGAGTCAACCCAACCTTAGACACTTCAAGCAGTCAAATTAACACTGCAACAGGAAAAATAACTCTAACTTTCACCATAACCAACAGCAACAGCCAAGCCGCAAAAATAAGCAAAATGGGCGGAACCCTGATAGATGGCAAAAACCAAGTAACCTTGGGGACAGTAAGCCTGTCATCATCGGTGACTATCAATGCTGGTCAAAGCTCCACGGTTGTGGTGTCAGGCACTTTGACATCGCAGGGCAAAAGTGACTTATCAAATAATTTTGCTGGTGACACATCAATCGACATTGAAATATCCGGTGGATCAATGACCATAAACGGAGTGGCACAGTCAAATTCACAGACCCAAGATCTCGGCAACATTAACTTAGTGAGTTAAGGTGATTATGATGGAAAACAAAATAAACTTCATCGCGTTGGCTGCTGGAATCTTAGGCTTGGTCCTGATTGCCGTATCAATGTTTGTCCCATGGTGGCAGTTCACGGTTAGCAGCCCAGCGAACGTCCAAGTTAACTTTTCGCCAGTCAACTTTAACTTTTCACATTCCGGCACCTCAATTTCCATACCCCTGATTTGGGCTTTGAACATCGCGTGTTTGCTGACTTTGCTGGCAGGCGCACTCATACTTACAATCTACGCGGTAAAACCAACTAAATCTTACTCAAAACAGCTGCTTGGATTCGGATACAAAAAACCCTTGTACACGGTTGTGGCTTTCGTCGTAATATTAGTTGCTTTGACCCTGATACTGCAATTCGTGGCGGGAATTAGCCTGCCAATCAACGGTTCAGCCGTAATAAGTCCTAAGGGTTCAAGCCAGAGCGCCAGCGCTTCAGCGGTCTTGGAATGGCCATTCTATTTCGCCGTCGTCGTCGCTGGGCTAAGCGTTGCGGCAAGGGTGGTTCATGGAAGAGTAACTAAACCAGCCGTTCTTCCCGCTCCATAACTCGACTGGCTATCAACCAAGCAGAGGTTTGATTGGGCGACTGCCGTAATTTTGCGGATGGCTCGTCAAATCAGATTCTTAATTGTAGCAAAAGCTTGATTATCGAGAATTGCTTGTTCAAACCCTCTTTTCTTTAGGCTCAGTCCTTCTTTATTCCAAAAAAGAGCACGTATAGCTTTTTCGGCGCTGTCTTCCAACAAAAATCAAAGTTAACCTCTTAAAAATAGAAAAAACGGGATTTTTCATGAGTGCCAACGTTGAGTTTAACATTACGGCGTTTGACGAAGCGTCAAGCGTTTTCGAAGACGTAGGCAGCAGCGCTACTGAATGCTTCTCTACGATCACATCTGGAGCTTCTGAAGCCGCTGACTCTACTGAAGCTGCTGCATCTGAAGTGTCAAGTAGCATGCAGGGTGTTTCTTCGGCTTGCAGCGAGGCGGCTGAGTCTCAAGCTTCCGTGGCTTCTGCGAGTGCAACACTCGGGGACAATCAGGCTATTGCGACTGGTGGCCTGCAGAGTAACGCCATGGCTATGAATATGGCTGCTCTTTCAGCTGCCAGCTTGGTAATGGGCATCAGCAACGTTGAGAACGCGGAGGTTACGCTTGACCGGGCACATGTGACATTGGAGAAGGATCAAACGGCGGTTACATTGGCTCAGCAGGCTTACAACAAGGCAGTGAGCGACTATGGCGACGACAGTCAACAGGCATCTGACGCAGCGTCGAAGCTTAAAGACGCGCAGGACACGTTAAGCGTCGCCCAAGAAAAAGTCAGCGAGGACCAGCGGAACCTGAACAACACGATCATGATGAGTTCCCTGCAGATCATCCCAGGCGTCATCGGCGCGTTTACAAGTCTGAACACGTTATTTTCCACGTACCCGGCAGTTGCTTCAGCCGTTTCAGCCGCAACCGATGCGGTTGGCTCCGCCATGGATTTCTTGGCTGCTAACCCAATTATCCTGGTAATCGCTGGCGTCGCCGCTTTGGCTGTTGGGCTCTACGAGGCTTACGAGCACTGTGCACCCTTCAGGGACGCAATCAACGAGGTCGGAAGCGTTTTGGAAGGAGCTTTCAAGACTGCCTTGACGGAGGTTGAGGGCGCGCTCCTGTTCTTGTGGGACAACGTGTTCAAGCCTTTCGGCGAATTCTTGTCTTCCGTTTTTACCGGTTGCATTTCTTCCTTGGAGGCTGCTTGGAGCGGCTTGGGCGCCGTGCTAAGTTACCTGTGGAACGATGTTCTTGTACCCGTGGCTAACTTTTTCAAGGGCGCCTTCGTTGACGCTATTGATTTCGTTATGGTTCCGATTGATGCTTTTGAGTCTGCGGTTAGCAAGGTTGCGAATGCCGTGAAGCCTCTTACCGACATTATCGGCGGCTTATCGAATGCTCTTAAGGGCTTGTGTTTTGCGCATGCAGCACCCGCTGCTGAGGAGTTCAACAAGCAGGTGTCCAGCAGCATCGAGCTTTCGAACAGTCTGACCCAGAAGCTTGAGCCTCTAAGCAAGAGTTTGATGGGTGTTTCTGGGAGCACTGGAAACGCGAACGTTAACGGGCTTGGCGGCGGCACTCAACACATCACGGTCAACCCAACCATTAACATCGGCAAGATCGACAGAAACACGGGTCTAAACGACGTGATCAACTCCGTTAATCAAGGCACAGCGCAGGCTTTGGCGAGGCGATTTTGATGAGTTGGCAGATAAGCTCCGGGTCTACAACGGTTACTTTCCCCGTGAACCCGCAGAACATCACCGATGAAAACCCGATTGTTGAAACCGATTTCCAAGTTGACAGTCAGCAGAGCGTTGTCGTCAGCGAAGGCTTAGATGTGCGGACGCTGACGCTGAAAGGGTTCTTTTATGTTTCAGGACAAACAAAAACTAATTTGGACACTAATTTTGTGTCGCCATTGCTTAGTTTGAATCGGCAGCAGGTCACGCTTACTTGTCCGACTCCCAGGTACAATGGCGGTTGGCTTCTCATTGTGAAGAGCGTTGAGGAAAAGTCCGAGGGCAACCTGCAACGGTACACTTACACGCTTGTGCTAAAGCAAGGCGCAGCTTTCGTCGTCCTTTAGGGGCTTGATAGTTTATGGATTCTCTATTCATAGTTTTCAAATACGTGAAGCAATAATACGCAAGATGTTAACGCATACAGGAAAATTGCTTTGATCTCAGGAGTTAAGAACCTTGGTGGACTTTGAAATCTTTATTGCCATAAGTTTAACCTATGCCTTTTGCGCTTATGTAGCATTTCATTTCAAACCTTGAGTATCACATTTTTTTCTCATTCAAGCCTACAAATTCGAATTGTAGTTTAAGTTAAAACTCTTCAAGCTAAATCTAACAATTTTACGTTTTTGGATTGAGGTGATTAAGTTATGGGTTGGCAATTTCAGTACTGGAACGGTTCAGCATGGGTTAACTTTGCGAACGCACAAATAGATCATATACTGGAAGAACTCAGCAGCGTTGGGGGCCAAGAAGAGCTTGTTTTCAACTTGCCGAACACGGCTGCTAACCGAGCAATCGTGCAGTCTTTGCCTTTTGTTCAGTGCCTGTTCAACGGCGCATTGATTTTTCCGCTCTGCAACATGGGCGCGGTAATCGGTGAACTACAGTATTCCCCCACCTTGATTCAGGTTACCGCTTACAACGCGGTTTTTGTCAAGATGAGCCAGGCTTCCCAGACAATCACCCAGGTCTACAACGACACGGCGGCAAACACCATCCTTTCAGCCATTTGCAGCGCAGCCGGGGTATCGGCTGGTGCTTGCCCAACCTTCGCGGTCAGCATCACGTTTAACAACGCCAACTGCTTCAAAGCTGCACAGAGCCTTGCACAGGCATGCGGCATGGATTATTGGGCTGACGCTAACGGCTTCAACATCGGCACGCGAGATAGCACGCTTCAGACGCTGGGCTATTGTGATGACAACAGCAAAAGAGGTTTGGACTACAGCAAAACAGTGGATTACGTAGTTGTAAACGGCGTTAACTCAAGCGGGTTGGCGATTCAAGGGTCAGCGGGCACACCTGGCGGGAGCATAGCCACTTTTACGGAAAAGAAAGCCTGCGACGTTGCGACGCTAAACAATGTTGCAGCCTTCAAGCTTCAGAAACTTAACAACCCTTCTGACGGCAACAGCCTGGAATGCTTAATCACCCAGGTTGCCACGTGGCATCCGGGTCAGTACGTTTCGGCGAGCCGAGCCGATTTAGATCTGGTCGGCAGCTACATTATTCAGCGGATCACCAAAAACGTTGTAACCTGCACAGTTGAAGTCGACGCGGCTATGCCTCAGATGGATGTTGACGCGCTTGAGCAGGACGATTACTCTGGACCCGGCGGCGACTTGTCTTCTTACCCGGCGCAGCCAAGCACGCAGACGCCTACCGCGCTGGTTTTGCAAGGCTTAATCGGGTTCTATCACCTGTGGGAGGGGCAGGGCACTTTTGCTCAGGATTCAGCGCCGAACACCGCCCCAAACAATGGTAACATAACGAATGGAACTTGGATAGCAGGTCCTCTTAGCGACGTTTTACAGTTCAGCGGCACTGGCAACGTCGACTGTACAAATAACGCTGACGTCACCGAAGGGGGCACGAACAGCAAGTTCGCGGTCGGCGGCTGGTTTAGCCCCTCCGCATTGGTTGATCAAGCGCCTTTAATCAGCAAGGCTAACCAATTTATTTTGGAATTGTCCGGGACAGCTGGCGCCATCCGTTTCGGAGTGTACATCGGCGGCACCTGGCATTATTTGACTTCTCCCAACGGGGTCATTTCTGTGAATGGACGCTGCTTTGCAATGGGTGTCTATGACGGCGCAAATCTCTACTTGTACGTTTCAAACCCTTCAGGTGTCAGCCAGCTTTTAACTTACACACAAGCACAAACGGGAAGCATTGCCTCATCGACGGCAGAGCTCTATTTGGCGGGCTCCACGTATCAAGGCGTGATTGCTGAATGCATGATTTGGAGCCGTGCCTTGGGCGCTCAGGAGGTGCAGGAGCTCTTTTTTCGTCCCCTTGTGCGAGTTATCAACATAAGCCAAGTTGGGCTTTATCTCGAATATGGCTCAAGCGTTAAACCGCAATATGTGGTTGCGCCAACTTACCTTCTGGATTCTTTGATTTTATCAGGTAAAGTGGTTGTCTCCTCAGCTACTGGCACAATGAACAGTTATGAGGCTGGTTATACTATTGTTTCGCTGCTGCAATTCGGTGGTTCAACTTATTATAGCCTATGTCAGGCAATCTTGGATTTGTGGGCTTCCCTTCAGAATTCAGACGGCAGCTGGTATCAGCAATATAACCCGTATTCGCCTTATGGTGTGGTGGCTCAAACATCGGAAGGCACGGATGGCAACTTGAAAGTTGATTCTGGCGCTGCTCTTTTAGCTTGGGCAATGAGTTATTATGATCAACTGACAAGCGGCACGCGTTATAAGTCAAACGTGCAGAGCGCCTTAAGCTTCCTTCGGCAGTTGCAGTATGCGCATACGGTTGCTCACTCATCGAATTTAATAGCAAACGTCATCCTTGATGGGACGACGGACACGACCGCGTTATTGGCTGACTGCGCGGAATGCCTTCTCTCGACGAAGCATGCGATGGACGCTTACGGCGTGGCCCTTCAAACGTCTGCTGGCTACAGCGTGCAAACCTTCGCAAACAACTTGTACTACAGCATCTGCGTCGTTGGATGGCGAGGTAGTTCAGCGCTTTACTTTGACACGTCATACCCGTACGGGCAGAACACAAACGTACCCTTCAATTACCAGGAGAAAATCAGTTACACTCAGGCGTTGTGCAGCTGGGCAGTTTACGAGTTCGCAAAAAGCGCTTACCAGAACACTGGCGACTTCAGCGGCGGCATCTGTGAACCCTGCCTCGACTTCATCATAACGGTGACTCGCGGCTCATGGGGCGGAGAATACTACTGCCCGTACACCGCGGCTTCAGGTCAAACACAGGACGAGTTCGCCGGCTATTCAGCTTTGATGTGTATAGCGGCTCAAAAAGTGAACAGCGCAAAGTATGCTTCGCTCATTTCAGGGCTTCAGAGTTTTCTTAAGTGGCTTGCTCTTCCTGACGGGCGAGTCTGCGATGACATCGACGTGACAGGCAGGCTCTGGCGAAGCCAAATCTCTTCAGGTTCAACCATTACCGAAGGCGGCTTCTTAGTCTTGCCGATTGCAATGGCTCTGCTTG